CCTGGCCCTTGTGCACGCACAGCCAGCCCATGCGGGCCTCGTCGACATCGCTGGTGCCGCAGCGCAGCCGCAGCACGGGGCAACCGTGCGCTCGCTGGTGCGCAGGTGGGCGGCGAGCTCGGCGGGAGTGAGCATGCGTCAGGCCTTGGCGCCGTAGCGCTTGGAGACCGCGCTGCCGGTGTCCTCGTACTGCCCGATGCGCCCGAAGGTGCTGGGCGCGTGCTGCACCTCGAAGCGGCCCGGCGGGGCCTTGGCCACGGTGCGCTTGACGTTGGCCGGCGTGATGACCTCGGGCGCCGCGGTCGGGGCTGGTGTCAGCCGCCTGGTGGGCGCTGGCGTGGGTGCCGGGGTGGGTGCCGCCGTCGGCGCGGGCGTTGCAGCGCGCGGTGGCTGCGTCGGCACGACGTTGACGGCCGCGGCCTCGATGGGCTTGCGCGGACCCTTGGCGCGGCGCGGGAAGGCCTGGACGCCCCGCGGCATGCGGCCGAAGCTCACGGCCACCTCGGCCGGGTGGCGGCGCAGGCGCTGGCGCATCGTGTCGTGCGAGACGCCGGCGCGGGCGGCCAGCTCGGTCACGGTCAGGTCCTGGCCGTCAAGCCGCCAGGTGCGCAGCTCGCCGCGCTGAAACCGCGACTGGCCCTGCCCCACGGCGGCCTCGGGCGACAGGCGCACCAGCCGCTCACGCATGGCCGTGGGCTTGATGCCCGCCAGCGCGGCCAGCTGCGCCAGCGTGAGCTGCTCGCCCTTGTACGGCCACAGCTTGGCGGATGGGTGAACGCGAAGCGGCGGCGAGCGCTTGGCCGGCTCAGCGCCGACGAGCTTGCCGACCAGGGCGCCGAGGCGGTCGAGCAGCTGCTGCAGCTCGGCCTGCAGCTCGGCCTGCAGCTTGGCGCGGGCAACGGGGTCGGCGGTCACAGGCCCAGCTCCCGGCGCCGGCGCTTGGCCTGGCGCTTGAGGCGTGCCTCCTCGAGCTCGGCCGCGGCGCGGGCCTTGCGCTTGCCGCCGTGCACGCCGTCGCTGCAGAGGCGGCTGAGGTAGCCGAAGCCCTTGGCCACGGTCGCTCGGGCCTGCCAGCCCTTAGTGCGGCCATCTGGGGTTTCGATGCGGATGATGCTCATGGCGTCACTCGTCCACGCTGACGACAGCGCCCTGTCCGGGGAACTCGTCGTGGGTCCGCCCATCGAGCAGGCGCCCGGAGTGCTTCTTGCCGACGCGGGCGACCAGATCGACGCCGCCGCGCTGGCCGTCGAAGCGATCCCACTTCGTGCCGTCGCTCCAGAAGATGCGCGACTCTGGAACATCAGCCAGACCCGGATCGTCGTCTTTCGCGGCCGCAGGAAGAAATTCGCCCCACTGCTTGAACAACCACGGGCGGCCTGCTGCTGCGAACTGATCGCGCATGCGTCTTGGCCAGGCGGGGGGCATCGGTCGCGCGCCAGCGCCGCTCTCGCCGCCGCAGATGCCCCATTCGGGCATGAGCTCGAGGGGGATGTGGCCAAGGTCGCCGAGCATCGGCTCGACGCTCCAGAAGTGCACGCGCGCCGGCACGGCCTTCAGCTTCGCCCCGTCGCGCAGCATCTCCTCTCGGTTGCAGAGGGTGCTGCCGAGCCAGACGTTGGGGTATCCGTCGCCCCAGTCCGCCGGCAACATGCTCTTCGCGTTGCCGATGCGCTTGGAGAGCAAGAGCCAGGTCAGGTGCGGCGTGCCGGCGATCAGGGTGAAGAACTGCGCGCGCCGCTGAGGGTCGACTTCGTTGTCGAACGGGTCGCACACGCTCGGGAACACCCTGCGCTGCACGCCCTCGGCCGCGGCCTTGGCGTTCCACCGCAGCGGCTTGTCCCAGTGCGCGTCGCTGTACTCTCGCCGCGGCGCGCCTGGCCCCCAGTTCGCGCCCTTGCGCAGCCAGCGGTTCATGCCTTCGGCGTAGCAGTGGTCGCAAGCCGGGCTCACCTTCGTGCAGCCCTCCCAGGGGCTCCACGTGTGGTGGGTCCACTCGATCGCGGTCTTCTCGGCCATCAGCCAGTCACCTCGAGGAGCTTCTGCAGGGTGTGGGCGGCCTTCTTCAGGTCTTCGCGGGCGCCCTTCTTCCGCTCCCTGGCCAGGTACACGATGACCTCGCCCTTGAGGTACCCGCGCAGCTCGTCGGGCGTCATGCACGCTTCCAGGAACTGCCACGGCGTCACGGCCATCTCGGCATAGTGCGTGCCACCCACCTGGGCGTCGTCGAGGCGCGGCGGCGGTGGCTTCGGCCGAGCCTTGGTCACGCGAGGCATCAGCGCGCACCCGAGGCCGGTGTGGTCGGCGCCGGCGTCGCAGCCGCCGCCGCCGCAGGCTGAAATCGCCGCTGCGATCGCCAGTGCCGCCGTGGCGGCCAGGGTCTTGAGGGAGAGGAGCTTGGTGTTCATCGATAAGCCTTCGTGAAGTTGCCGTTGATGGAGTGGCCAAGGTCGCGCACAGGTGGCGCTTGACCTCGCGGGGAAGCTGCACCTGCACCTGGACGGCAAGCTGCATGAGCTGCACCCCGGTGCGGTAGATGGGCAGGTCGGTGTGGATCACGGCTCAGAGAAGGATCAAAGGATCAAGCCGTGACTCTGCGGACGGCTCGGGCGCGGCCCTCGTAGCTCTTGTGGTTGCCGTCCTGGTAGCCGTAGCGGAAGTACTGGTACCAGGCGTACGAGTCGTTTTCGTGCTCATCGCCGGACCAGTACCACGTCTCCTCGAAGGCGCTCTTGGCGTTGGCGAACAGCAGCGACTGCTCGCGGCGCGTGGGGAGCTCGCCGCCGGCCTGCTTGGCCCACTCGACGGCGGCTGGCCAGGTGACGTCTTCGGCATCGCCGGGCAGGAGCACCAGGTGGTGGCTGGGCGTGCCGTCTTCGTTGAGCAGCACGCCGGCGTAGCGCTCCCCGGGCTGCAGCTCGATGCCGCTGCTGCGGCGGATGGCTTCGGCCGTGCAGGCGTCTGCAAAGGCGGTGGCGGCCGCGAGCAGCGCGCCCTTGTGGTCTTGGAGGGTGGTGGTCATGGGGCCTCTGTGAAGGATCGAAGGATCAAAGGGCGAGCGGAATCAAGCGGACGGCTCGGGCGCGGCCCTCGTAGCTCTTGTGGAGGCTGATCTGGCCGCCGTCGTCGAAGTACTGGTACCAGGCGTACGAGCCGTCGTCGGCGTCGGTCTCGCTGGTCCAGTGCCACGCCTTCTCGAACTGGTCGCGCGCGTTGGCGAAGAGCAGAGCGCTCACCGAGCGGCTGGGCAGCTCGCCCTGCACGCTGGCCGCCCACTCCACGGCCTGCTGCCAGGTGAGCTTGCCGCCGGGCTTGTCGGCCAGCAGCACCACGGCGCAGTGCGTGCCGTCGGGCTTGGTGGTGAGGCCGGCGAAGAGGCCGCCCTCGAGGTTGGCGCCCAGGGCGGGCAGGGATGCGAGGTTCATGCAGAGGCTCCTTGGTGCGTGGTTGAGTGGCGCGTTCAGCGCCAGAGGTGCCGACCGACGGCGGCGTCGTGCGCCTCGATGGCGCGGCGGGTGTAGATGGCTGCGTCGAGCAGCTCCTGGTACTGGTGCTTGGCCCACTCGCGCCAGCTCAGAGGGCTGTCGGCGACCGTCTGGCCGTACTTGGTAACGCCCAGTTGCTGGCGTCTGGCGATGTCGGCGCAAAGGCGCGCCTCGGTACCGGTGGCGGTGGTGGCCATGTGTTCTCTCTCCCTTGTGGTGGCTCAGGGCCGGGTGACGATCCGCACCAGCCACGGGGTGCCTTCGCTGGGCGCCACGAGGCCGCGGGTGATGGCGTAGGCCAGGGCCTCGCTGAACATGTCGACGCTCTCGGGGCTGTGCTCGCGCGGGTCGAGCATCGGGCGCACGTCGTAGCAGCGGTCGTGGCTGTCGCCGACGCGAATGGCCTCGCTCTCGATGTCCATGAGCACGGCCCGGTCGGCGATGCGGGCCATGGTGGCGGCCAGGTGCGCCAGGCCGTTGGCGGTGGGCCGACGGTGCTTGGCCGGCGTGAGCTGGGGAGCGATGCGCGGCATGTCAGGCGGCCTCGGCGAAGTAGGAGCGCTGCTGCCGGCGGTCGTCGCGCCGGCGGATGTTCTCGACGGGCGTGCACAGGTCGACGTGGTCGGGGCACACGCAGGTGGCGGTGACGCAGAGGTGGTCGAGCTGCAGGCCGCTGTCGGTGAGCGTGCGGTACTGCAGGTAGAACTCGTCGATGCTCTCGCGCTCGGCCTGCAGCCACACCCACAGCGCGATGTGCGCCTGGAGGGTCACGCGCCGCTGCAGCCCAGGCACCCAGACGTTGACGCGCGGGTAGTGGCCGCGATCGCGCTTGCCCAGCCAGGGCCAGCAGCCGCTGTCGTGCTCGGGCTCCTCGGTGTTGGCGAGCAGGCGCTGGTACAGGTTCGGGTAGCGCGCGCCGTTGCGGCCATGGCGCTGCCGTGGCTGAAGTGGCAAGGCGTGGATCACGCCGGCGCCCCCGTGCCAAGCGGTCGGCCGAGCGGCGGGGTGGTGGCCACGTGGCGGCGCGACCAGGCCAGCGTGAGGGCGTCCACAGGCTCGCCGCGGGCGGCGCGGGCCACCACGCGAGCCGCGGCGATGCGCTGCAGCTCGGCGAGCTCTTCGCGCTGCTGGGGCGTGCGGCCGGTGCTCATTGCAGCTTGGCCAGGTCGCTGCGCGCCCAGGCGATCTGTTCGTCGGCCTCGTCGGCGTCGGCCTGGCAGGCATCGAGCAGGTTGCGCGTGAGCGCGAGCTCGCGCTGCAGGAACTCGACGTCGTGCAGCATGGTCTGCCGGCGCATCTGCAGGCGCCGCACGCGCAGGCGCAGCACCAGGCGCTGCCACCACCGCGGCCCGGCGCCGACGTAGGGCTGACGGATGAGCGGCACGGCGCTGCACAGCGTGGCCGTGGAGCAGGGCTCGAACCAGGTGAGCAGGGCCCATACGCCGCCGGCGATGAGCAGCAACACAACGGCCAGGTCGCGCAGGAAGAGCGCGGCGGCCTCGGCGCGGCGGGCGGCGCTCATGCTTGCCCCGCGGCGATGAAGCCACCGATGGCGGGGCTGAGCAGGCAGGACAGCAGCAGCCAGGCGAGCAGGATGGTGAGCGGGCTCATGCGTGGTCTCCGGCAAGGGGGCCAAAGCGGGAGGGGTGGGGCGGATCGGCGCGCCGGCGGCTGGGCGGCTCGGCGTTGCGGTCGGGCACCTGCGGCCACACGAAGGCCTGGCTGGCCTGACCGGGCAGCGGGCGGAAGTGGCCGAGGGGCGAGATCTCGCCGTCGTGGCGCGCGCACTCGGCGCGGCGCTCGGCGTCGAGCAGCTGCTCGAGCAGGGCGCTCATGCCGCGCTCCGTTCGGCACCAGCCGCAGACGTCTGGACGGCTGGGCGCGGCAGGTCGATGCGCACGTGCAGCAGGCCCTTGCGCAGCAGCACGGTGGGGAAGGGCGGTCGGTCGTCCTGCGTCACGTAGGCGTAGCCGAGGCCGGCCAGCGCGTCGAGCCAGTGCTGGGCCTGCTTGGGGCAGGCGAAGTGGCCGCCGGTGTACAGGCGCACCACGGCGCGCAAGGCGCCGCCGCTGCCCACGCGCTCGCGGGCCAGGCCGATGGCGCCGGGGTCGAGCTGCAGGCCCAGGCCGGCGAGGGCCGCGGTGTCATGGTCGAGCAGGGCCAGCGGCGCGGTCAGCTCGCGCAGCTCGGCCAGGCGCTGCAGGTACAGGGTGCGCGCTCGGCGCGTGGCTTCAGCCTGCAGGCTGCGCTGCGGCTGGCTTTGGAAGTCTGGGAGGTAGGGCATCTGCGCTCCGTCGGGTGACGGGGCGCATAGTAGGCGCGCCTACTTGCCCTTGTCAATAGGGCTGCCTACCTCCCGGCGCTACCCCCAGCGCTGGAAAACCGCTGTAACCACGGCGATCACGCGCAATCCGTCACGCTCGCTGTCGAGTGCCTGGAACGCCGGGTTCGCGGCGGCCGCTTCCCAGTGGCCTGGCCGGCGCTCCCGGTAGGTGCGCAGGTAGCAGTGGCCCGTGTCGTCGCGCACGAGCACCCCGTCGCCGGCGCGAGGCTGCAAGGTGGTGTCGAGCTCGAGCAGCTCGCCCTTACGCACGCGTGGCGCCATGGAATCGTCCGGGGCCGCGACCCGGAACTGAGGCGGCAGATCTTTGTCCATGTTCTCTCCCCAGGTGACGAGGGGAGAGTGATTTACAGGCTCGCTCAGAAATTGAGCCACTTCCCAGCGCGGGGCCGGCTCACCCGCGACTAGGTGCTGTTCGTCTGTCCAGCCCGGCGACCCGACACCGGTGGCGAGCCAGCCTGGATCAACGCCGAGGTAGGCGGCGGCACGCACCAGCGAACGGGCCTTTGAGCGAGACGGTCTTGCCGTTGAACCAGTCGACCACGGACGGCCCCTTCACCTGGCACGCCCGCGCCAAAGCGGCCTTGGTGCCGTTGGGCTTGCGGTCGAGGGCGGCCTGAAGACGGGCCGCCAGCGTGTTCGATGCCATTAGGCCAAGCCTATCGGCAAGCGAAGTAGGGTGGCCTTGACAACGGATAGTAGGCGCGCCTACTATCCGTGCCCCATGGATGCAGTCATCGACCGCCTCGGCGGATCAGCAGCCGTCGCGCGCATCGTCGGCGTGAAGTCGCCGTCGGTGACGGAGTGGCGCCGCCGCGGCATTCCCGCCGACCGCTGCCCCGCCCTGGAGCGCGCCAGCGAAGGCAAGGTCACCTGCGAAGAGATGCGCCCCGACGTGGTCTGGCACCGCGTGCCCGACGCCGACTGGCCGCACCCGCAGGGGCGCCCGCTCATCGACGTGGCCGCGCGCCAGGTGGCGCCGGCCAGCGTTGCCGCCGAGGAGACCCGCGATGCCGCGTGACCCGCTGTGGCGCGCCGTGCAGCTGGCCAGCGGTTTGGATGCGGCCGTGGCCCCGAGCGGGCCGCCGCTGCGGTTGGTGGTGCCCATGACGCCCGCAGAGCAGGCCCTGGCCTTCGCCGAAGGCGGGGAGGTCATGCGCTCTTTCTCGCTGCAGTGGCCACAGCCACCGGGCTGGATCAGTGCGTCGACTGCCCATCCGCAGGCGGGGCCGGCACCAGCAGCGGAGCAAGGCCCTTGAGCATGTTCTCCGCCTGGGTCAGTGTCATGCGCAGCAAGATCATCTCCGGCTGCGCATCTGCCGCGCGCTTGAACCCGAAGGTCATCTCGACGAACGTGGCCCGCTGCCCTTCGCGCTCGATCGTCCGCAGGTCGACGCTGGTGCCGTGCACAAAGCATGGCTTCAACTTCATGGGCGCCCTCCTCGGGCTGGCTGTCGTGGGGACAACCAGTATCGCAACGCCCCGAGGTGGGCGCCCGCCCTGTTTCCCCCTCTGGCCGCAGCGATGCGGTGCCGCGCGGCGCCCCTTGGTGGGTGTCTCCTCCCTGTACCCGCCGGGTCGGCCGGCAGGGCGCTGCGCGGCGGGGTCTTTTCACTGAGCCATGCCAGACCGTCAAGCGAAGAAGCTGGCCTTCCTGCCTGCAGTGCGGTGCACCCAGGAGTTCCGCGACCTGGTGCAGTCTGCAGCCAACCGCGAGAAGCGCGCGCTGGGCGACCTGCAGCGCATCGTGTGGACGGAGTGGCTGGTGGCTCATCACCCCGACATGGTGGAGGTGGATGCCGACGCGGTCACGGACTTCGGTGCACTACCTTGTGACACACGGAGTGGCAGCCGATGAACCCCCGCCGCTTCCTTCGCCTGCAGTCCGGCACACGCGTGCGCCTGCCCAGCGGCGCCACGGTGCAGTTGCTGGACCACTCAAGCACGCGCGTGGGCACGGTGTGGGCCTGCGGCTATGTGGATGGCGAGCAGCTGCGCGGCGCCGGCCACGGCAACCGCGGCCGCCTGGTGCTGCGGCACGATTGGCTGCAGCGCAACGCGGAGCCGGTGCTTTGAGCCGCCGCGGCGAGGTGGCTGTGGCGATGCTGCAGGCGGCCTGGCCGCCGGCCCCTGTGGCGCACCTGTGCGAGCGAGCGCAGATCGGCTACGGCGTAGGCCGCTACACCGCGAGCCGCCTGGTGCAGGCCGGCGAGCTGGTGGTGCTGGCGGTGGAGCCGCCCGCACCGGGGCGCACGGGCCGGCCGGCGGCGGTGGTGGCCAGCCGCGAGGCGCTGCGGCAGCGCGCGCCTGAGATGGTGGTGCCGGGCGTGCTGCCGCTGTCGTTCTGGGACACGTCGGCCGCATAGCGCACAGCCCTCGATGTCGAGCCCCACCAACGGCGCGGGAGGCCGCACGCCGATTGACTACGTCTCCCTCGCGCGGGCGTTGCTCGACCGGGTGGAGCACTTCCTGGCGCAGTGGCTGCCCGGCGGCCGCATCGAGGGGCACGAGTACCTCGGGCCGCGCAAGCGTGACGGCGGCGTCGGCGACAGCCTCAAGGTCAACCTCATCACAGGTGCCTGGGCCTATTTCGGCGGGGGCGACAGCGACAAGGGCGGCGACCTCACGAGCCTGTACGCGTGGCTGGAGGGCAAGAACAACCGCCAGGCCGCACTCGAGCTGATGGAGTCGCTCGGCTGGCTGCGCACCGAGGTGCCGGCCGGCCAGGTGCGCAGGCCGGTGATGGCGCCGCCACCGGAACCGACGCCGGCTGCTGCGGCCGCGGCGGATGCTGCCGATGGGGCCACCGCGCCGTTGCCGCGCAAGATCGGGCGGTGGCGCTCGGTGCTGCCGGTGCCCAAGCACGCGCCCACGCCCAAGCGCTTCGTCTGGCGGTACCACAACGCGGCGCTGGACCAGTGGGTCGAGCTCGAGGCGGTGCGCACCTGGGAGTACGCCTTCGAGGGCGAGCGCTTCGGCTATGTGGCGCGCTTTGAGCGCATCAGCAGCCAGGGCGAGATCACGAAGGAGACGCTGCCCTACACCTGGTGCGAGGACACGCAAGACGCAGGCGGCAGCCACAAGTGGCACTGGAAGCAGTGGGAGGCGCCGCGGCCGCTGTACGTGCCGGCCACGCTGCTGAGCGGCGACCCGGCCCGGGTGCCGGTGGTCATCGTGGAGGGCGAGAAGTGCGCCATGGCCGGGCACGAGCTGCTCGGGCACGAGTTCGACTTCATCAGCTGGCCCGGCGGCGCCAAGGCCTGGGCGCTGGCTCGGTGGAGCTGGCTGATGGGCCGCACGGTCTATCTGTGGCCGGACGCCGACGCAAAGCGGCAGCCGCTCTCACGCGCGGAACGTGAGGCGGACGTCGACCCGCAGACGAAGCCGCTGCTGCCCCTGCCGAAGCAGCCGGGCTACCGGGCGATGGTGGGCATCGGCTCGCTGCTCGAGGCCGAGCACGGCTGCTCGGTCTTCATGTGTCGCATGGAGCCGCCGGGCGAGCAGCCGGATGGCTGGGACATCGCCGACGCGATCGCGGGGGGGTGGTCGGCCGAGCAGGTGCGCGACCACATCCGCGCGGCGCGTGCCTTCGTGCCCCCGGACGAGGCCGCGCGCGCGGCCGCCGGCGGGCCAGTGACGCCGCATGCGGCGAGGCTTTCTACCCCTACAAAGGCTTCCGCAGGGGAAGGGGGGAATGCAGACGCCGAGGCCGACGACGGCTGGGGATGGACGACGCACCTGATGCGCGCCGAGAAGACGCAGGCGGTGCGTGCGGTTCGGGAGAACGTGGTGCTGGCGCTCGATGGCCGGCCGGACAAGGGCGTGCCGGGCATACCGGACTGCGCCGGGCTGATCCGGTTCAACGAGTTCACCAACAACATCGAGAAGGTGCGCCCCTCGCCCTGGGGCACGCCAGCGGGCGACTGGCTCGAGGCCGATGAGCTGCTGATGGGCGACTGGTTGGTGCGCGAGTGGTACATGCCCAGCATGGCCCGCCAGGCGCTCGAGGAGGCCGTCATCGTCGTGGCACGACGGCACAGCTATCACCCGCTGCGGGAGCGGATGGTGGCGTTGCGGGGAACCTGGGACCAGACGCCGCGCCTGGCCACCTGGCTGCGGCGCGTGTGCCTGGAAGAGGACGAGTGGGACGACGCCGACCCGCTGCAGCAGTACCTGACGCTGGCCGGCACCTGGTTCGTGATGGGCATGGTCGCGCGCGTGCTGCCCGAGGTGCGCAAAGGCGTGGCCATCCTGCAGGGGCCGGGCACGAAGTTCGACAGCATGCTGGTGCTCGAGAGCCCGCAGGGCTGGGGCAAGAGCTCGCTGGCCAAGATGCTGGGCGGGGAGTACTTCGCCGACACCGGCCTGGACCTGCAGAACAAGGACTCCCTGATGAATATCCAGGGCGTCTCGGTGTACGAGTGGGGCGAGCTGCAGGATCTCTCGCGGCACGAGGTGGGCGCGGTCAAGCGGTTCATCAGCAGCCCGACCGACCGGTTCCGGGCCACGTTCGACCGACGGCCCGCGAAGTACCCGCGCCAGGTCGTCTTCATCGGCACCACCAACGACGCGCACTACCTCACCGACACCACGGGCAACCGGCGGTTCTGGCCAGTGCAGGTGACGCGCCCGCCCGACCTGGTGTGGCTGGAAGAGAACCTTGAGCAGATGCTGGCCGAGGCCGTGCACCGCGTGGAGGAGCGCGAGCGCTTCTGGCCCACGCGGGAGGAGCAGACCCGCCTGTTCACGCCGCAGCAGCAGGCCCGCACGGTGGAGAGCGCGCTGGACTCGGCCATCCGCACTTACCTCTATGACGAGGAGCAGAAGGTGGGCATGGGCCGGGAGAACGGGGCCTTGCGCAACCAGCTCAGCATGCAGGAGCTGCTGACGGCGTTGGGCTACACGATCGACAAGCAGACCGACGCCGTGGTGAAGAAGGCCGGCGCCGTGCTGCATGCCCTGGGCTGGACGGTGAAGCGCACGAGCGCGCCAGGCCGGCCCCGGGTGTATGTGCGGCCGCCGGCCGCGGCGCAGCCCGAGGGTGCACCCGTGCCCGGCGGCAGCGATGGTTCGAAGGAACGCCCCACGCGGGGCGCGTATGCCACGGAGGGCTCCGATGACCCGCCGTTCTGACCAGCGAGGGCGCCAGCGTCGCCGAAAAGGTCGGGCGGGTCGGGGCCGCGCCATGACGTAGCGCCCGCGACCCGGCGCCCCGGGAGGCCATGTCCGCGTGTCCACGTTCGATGCACTGAGTGCTGGCAACAGAGCTTGCCACCCACTGAGGGCGATGGGCGGAGCCACGCCGGCGGGCACCTCCCCGGGCTCCAAAGCGCGCAGGTGTGCAGGTGCAGGCGCCTGCACGCGCGCAGGCGCCGGCGACCGCTCCCGATCTCAGGTGTCTATGAAAGGAACTTGGACACATGGACAAGAAAGGACCGAAGGATGAGAAGCAACCGGGCAAGTGGGCCTGGCTGCCGGCCCAGATGCCCGGCGTGGCGCGGCTGATGGCCGAGAAGCGGCGCGAGCTGGGCAACGCCCACGTGAACGAGTGCTGGGAGCGCGGGGTGCTGAAGCTCGAGCCGGGCTGGTTCTATGCGCGGGAGGGGCCGCTGGCCGTGGGCACGCCCTGGGCCGAGCCGGGCCAGGCGCCGCGCGACGACATCCCGCAGTACTCGCCGACGCAGGCGGTGCTGATGCTGAGGGAGGTGGCCCATGGCCCGCGATGAGCGCGTCGAGGCCCGCCTGCAGCGCTGGGCCCAGGCGGTGACGGTGGGCGATGGCAGTGGCTACAGCGCAGTGAACCCGCTGCACCCGAACTGGTCGCCCCCCACGGCGGGCGTGCGGCCCGGCATGAAGGTGGCCGCAGTGCGCTCGAGCGACGTGGCCGAGACGCACCGGGCCATCGGCCTGCTCAGCCTGCGCCTGGCCAACACGGTGGTGGTGCACTACTGCTACCGGCTCACCTTGGCCGAGCAGGCCGAGCGCCTGGAGTGCTCGGTGAGCACGGTGGGGCAGCGGGTGGATGAGGCGCATCGGCAGCTGCTGGGCCTGCTGTCTGCACCTGACCTCCATTCAGTTGACTGCAACAAAGTGGAGTTGGGGTAGATTCCCGCAAGCTCAGGGCCAGTGCCTGTGAGCGGTCTCCTCGTCCCTCCCCAAGCGGGCCCCGCCGCAGCGATGCGCCGGGGCCCGCTGCATTTCCGATGCCCACCGCTGCCCCCAAGCCCTGCCTCACCTGTCGCGCCCTGGTGCGTGACGGCACGAGCCGCTGCCCGCGGCACAAGGCGCCGGCGTGGGTGAAGCGGCCCGAGGTGAAGCGCATCACCGGGCGGCGGCTGCAGGAGGAGCGCGCTGTGCTGTTCCGGGAGCATCCCTTCTGCTACGGCTGCAGCCGGCCTGTGTTCCCCGACACGGCAGTGCGTGACCACAAGGTGCCGCTGGCAGAGGGCGGCGCCGACACGCGCGAGAACACCGGGCTGCTGTGCCACGACTGCCACGATGCCAAGTCCCTGGCCGAGCGCCTGCGGGCCCGGGGCGCCAGCCCCCAGGGGGGGGTGGAAAAGTCTGGAGGGCGGCGACCGGAAAC